TAACCCTTATGCGGTGTTAGAAAAGGCTCCCACTGACTGTTGCTCGCGCACTAAAGTGTTGGATGGTAAGGCCCGGACTCTCGTTAGGTGGTACGAGAAGATGGGCCTTCGTCGCTCTCATTGGCCCCGAGGGGGGATCCAATGTTCCGAGCTCCGCGGTTCCGTAAGGTCTTGTTTCGATACACAGCTCCCTGTCTCTTGGGAACTGAGTTTCAAAACCATTTCCAAGGTTGACTTTGATGTCTGTCGGTTTTGCAGCCGATTTGACAATGAGAAGATTGAGGATTGGAAACGAGACCGAATGGCTCAGGTTGATTATGATGAGGAGCATCTCGCTCTGTTTGAGAAGTGTGTTTCTATGAACGTCCCTGATCGGTGGGATGATAGACGTACTCCTTTCATTCCGAGTGGTAATGCAACTCTGAATCACCGCCGCGTCGAGGGGGGAAATTGGGTTGTGGAGGAGTTTTCAGATGAGTGCAATCCCAAGTTGGTGTGGTCCAAGGGCAAACCCCGTGTGGTCACACTTTACTCGGAATATAACACGAGGATTCTAACTCCTTTACACCATTCTCTTTATTCAAGACTCCGTAAACGGGACTGGCTTCTGGTCGGTGACCCCCGTAACGAGCACATTCAAAATCTGAATGGTGGCGGCGATTACGTATCTATAGATTATTCGCAGGCTACCGATAGGATCAAGTCCCGGTACGTACAGATACTGGTGGATGTGCTCAAGCGCAAGAGTTGCGGCTTGAGTAAAGAAGAGGAAAAGTGTCTCGACGTTTTGGGAGAACTCCGCTTCGATGGCGGTCTTGCCGAATCCGGTCAACCCATGGGCTCCGTTATGTCATTTCCGATGCTTTGCATCATCAATAAAACGAATATTGACATGGCCCTTGGTTCTTTGATGGATTCTGGTAGGATTGGCCTCGAGGAGTATCGCTCTATACGACTTAAAATTAACGGCGACGACGGTTTGATCAAGGAACCCCGCGCGGGTGAGGTCATGCTGCTTGATGCCGTTCGTGACAATAGTTTTAAGATAGGGCTCTCCCTTAACGTTGAGAAGACGATGGTGGATTCTGAACTAGCGGAGATCAACAGTACCCTGTTTCGCAAGGGGAAAATTGTCAAGAAGTTTAATGCCTCCGCAGTTTGGATGAAACCCGAGATGGAGGATGTCCTCGGCTTCGCTTACGAGGCTAGCACGGATTTGGAGATTTTTCGAAAGATTGTGAGGAGCAACCTTCACATTCTCCGCACTCAAAAAGAGAAAAATCTCCATTCTTTACCTTACGCCGCACAGATGGTGTGTAGGAAGGACAAGAAGATCCGTGCTGCTCTCGTATCTGTCCCTACTTTGATTCGACCTCCCGTGGTCAATCCCTTTTCTGTAGAAGTTGAACCCGAAGGGTACTTCCTCCCTCGCGACCGTATCGAAGGCGCCATTCATGGTGCCATCGAGAAGGCTCGTGAGGGGGCGATTGCCCGGGCTGGGGTGAGGAAAGGTCGTTTCAAATCTGGTTTTACGCCTGATGCAGTCAGTTTCAGTAGCTTATTAAAAACCCCGCCTGCGGGGCCTGCTGTGACTCTAAGCTGTTTCGTTCAGGCTTGGAGGGACGAGATGTTAGAAAGAGCGATGTGCGAGGATGAGAGAGAAAGAGGGGATCTTCCGTATGAGCCCGCGGAAATCCTTGAGAGTGGAGAGGGCGCCCTGATCGCGAGAATGGAGGAGTTCATTCGCGATTATAGGGAACTAGTTTCTACCCCCCCGAGAAAGTCCGTTTTTGAAGTGAATGTGGCGGAAGATTTCATTTCATTTACGTAGGGTCTGAACTAGATCATGGCATCAAAACCCTG